GTGCTGACTCGCCTGATTCGCTTCGCGGTATGAAGTTGTACCACTGCACGCTAGACGAGATGCAAATGATGAAGGATAACGTTTGGGAATTGATTATCCGACCGGCGCTTTCAGATATGGAGGGTACGGCGCTATTTATTGGAACGCCAAACCCCGGCATAAGTTTGTTTCGTGATTATTTCGACCTTGGAATGTCCGGGACTGATGAAGAATGGAAATCATGGCATCTCACAACGTACGACAATCCATTGATCTCTCGGTCTGAAATTGAAGCTGCAAAGCGTTCAATGAGTACGATGGCCTTCAAGCAGGAATACATGGCTTCGTTTGATACGATGGGGGCCGACATATTCAAGGAAGAATGGTTTAAGTCTGGCCCTGAACCGAAGAATGGGAGTTACTACATCGCAGTCGATCTGGCTGGATTCGAGGATGTGAGCGACCCGAATAAAAAGAAGCATTTGGACGATACAGCTATTGCGGTGGTGAAGATTACTGACGAGGGAACATGGTGGGTAAAGAAGGTTGATATGTTCCGAAAGGATGTAAGGGAAACTGCTGTGAGAATCCTCATGGCGATCAGGACATACAAGCCTATCTGCGTGGGGATAGAAAAAGGAAGTTTGATGAGGGCGGTGATGCCGTACCTTACTGATCTTCAGAGGAAGAACAATGTATATGCCCACATTGAAGCAATATCGACTTCCGGTTCAAGCAAAAAAGGAGTTGATGCAATTGCCAATCGCGTGATCTTCGCATTGCAGGGCCGGTTTGAACACGGCAGGATAATATTCAGTGATGACGGCAACCATGACAAGCTGAAGGATCAGTTGCTAATGTTCCCTTCACAGAAGGTTCACGATGACGGGGCCGACGCGCTTTCCCTAATCGCGCATCTCCATGACACGATTTATGGCGACCCAAATGAAACAGCGGATGAATGGGAACCTTTAGATGTTGTTGCAGGGTGTTAGATAGTGCAGGCCGGATGAATTTTACGTTTCTCTGCCAAGTATGCTTCGTGAGCTTCTTCCGCAGTAGAGTACATTCCGATATGGATATGCTTTTTATTGACCTGTATTTGAGCAACATATCTTCCACTATGCTCACAAACACCTAAAACCCCAGTTTTATTGTTACTCCTTGGGCCTTTTTGGTTCTGCATATTTTCGCCAACTGTCACAACCCTAAGATTGCGGATCATGTTTTCGGACCTGATGCCGTTTATGTGGTCAATGTCGTTAGATGGGAACTCGCCATGAACATAGAGCCAAGCAAGCCTATGTGATTTGTAATATTTACCATCTATACCTATTGTCATGTATCCAAAACTATTCTCAGACCCTGCAATTTGCCCTTTTATTGCTTTCGGGCCTCTTGTGGTTTTACGCGTAAAAACGCCTGTTTCTTCGTTGTAGTGAAGAAGCTCTTTGAGCCTGGATTGTGTAATCACTGGATACCCCACATGGTAAAAGGATGGTATCGGTAATCCGCTGAAGTGGCAGTGGAAAGGCTGGCCGGCCCTGTCCCGATGTGGATATTCTACAATATTGACAGGAAGATGGCAATGTAGTAAGTTGCTAACCGGATAGGTTCTTACCGCAGTCAAGGAGTAAAGATGGACGCCGACAAAGTGAATTTCGAGAACACAGGGCATGTCGTGGATGACACGACTGAAGAACCGGCGACCATTTATTACGAGCCTACCGAGAACGACAAGGAGCTTACGGCCTTTGTCAGCGACCACTGCGAGAGGTGGCGGGAATATAGGGATCAAAATTACCAAGACCTGTGGGACAAATACGAGCGCATCTGGCGCGGAGTGTGGGACGCCAGCGACAAAGCAAGGGAATCCGAACGCAGTCGGGTAATCTCACCGGCAACACAGCAGGCCATCGAGACACGCCATGCCGAGATAATGGAAGCGATCTTCGGCCAGGGCGAGTTTTTCGACATCAAGGACGATATTGAGGACAAATCCGGTAGCGTCGATGTTGAGGTGATGAAAGCGAAGCTGTACGAGGACTTCGCGCAGGACAAAATCCGCAAAAGTATCGACCAAATCACGCTGATGGGCGAGATTTACGGGACGGGCATCGCCGAAATCACTGTCGGCAGCGAAAAACAGTACAAACCCATGCAGGTTCCGATTGACGCGCAGACTGCTGCGTATGGGGTTGGTGAAAAAGACCGGATTTCCGTCAAATTGGCCCCGGTAAATCCGAGAAATTTCCTGTTTGACCCGAATGGAACGTCGATTGACGACTGTATGGGCGTGGCGATTGAGCGATATGTCTCGATCCACAAGATTGCACAGGGAATTGCGTCTGGAAAGTACCTGAACGTCGATATTGGAGCGATGTACGACTCTGACGACATCGAGGCGACGACCGAAGCGAGGAATTTCGAGGACGACAAGGTAAAACTGCTGACCTACTACGGTCTTGTGCCGCGTGAGTACCTGTCGAAAGAGGAATTTGCTGAAATTGAAGGCGTTTCTGAGTCCATAGAAGACTATTCCGACATGGTTGAGGCGATCATCATCATCGCCAATGACGGAACACTGCTGAAAGCCGAAGAATCCCCCTACATGATGAAGGACAGGCCGGTTATCTGCTATCAGGCGGATACAGTGCCAAATCGCCTGTTGGGGCGCGGAACTGCCGAAAAAGCATCCAATATGCAGGCCGCAGTCGATGGTTCGATGCGCTCACACATGGACGCACTGGCCCTGACGGTTGCTCCGATGGTAGCGATTGACGCTACCCGCTGGCCGCGAGGCGCGAAGTTCGAGGTCAAGCCCGGAAAGGGCGTGATGACCAACGGAAACCCGAATGAAATCCTGTTGCCGTTCCATTTCGGTACAAACGACGGTGCGGCGATGACCACCAGTAAGGAATTCGAGCGCATGTTGCTGATGGCGACGGCGACGATTGATTCCAATGGATCGGTATCGCAGGTTGCGCGTGATACGAACATGGACATGGCGACGGCGACCATGATTAAGAAGTACAAGCGTACTCTGGTGAATTTCCAGGAGGACTTCCTGATCCCGTTCATCTGCAAGGCCGCGTGGCGATACATGCAGTTCGCACCGGAGCGGTATCCGAGTGCTGATGTGAAGTTCATCCCGACTGCGACTCTTGGCATCATTGCCCGTGAGTACGAGCAGAAGCAGTTGGCATTCCTGATTCAGACTCTTGGGGCGCAATCGCCACTGACGCCGATCCTGATGCAGGGAATAATCAGGAATTCCTCGCTGAACAACCGTGAGCAGATGCTTGAACAGATGGCGAAGCAATCGCAACCTGATCCGCAGCAGCAGCAGATGGCGCAGCAGGGTGTGCAGCTTGAGATGGCGAAGAAACAGGCTGAAGTGCAGAAGTTGCAGGCCGAAGCGCAGAAGACCACGGTTGAAGCGCAACTCGCTCCAGAAGAAGCAAAAGCGAAGATGATTTCGGCGTTGAGCAACAATCTTGACGATGACCAAGAGGGTAAGGACTTCGAGCGAAGGGCAAAGATCGCCGAATTGATGATCGCCGAAAAGGACATTATGAGCAACGAGAACATCGCCAAGATGCAGATGATGGTGACTCGTGAAAAGAACATGAAGGACAAGGAATACGTGGATCAAGCGATGTAGTTATTCGTTGGGGAGAAGAGTTGTGATGACGCCAGAACTGCAACGCTACTATGAGCAACGACTGAGCATGATGGGAGAGGAAGCGTGGAAGGATTTAATGTTTGATGTAGAGCAGATGCTTGCCGCGACAAACGACCTTTCATCGGTACAGGACGAAAAGACGCTTCACTTCCGGCGCGGGGAAATCAGTATCATGCGGTGGTTACTAAGTTTGCAGTCGGTGAGCGAACAGGTCTATGAGGAGAAGAAACTTGAGACAACTGATTGACATGCGGTGCGCTGCCTGTGGCAGGACGGCGGAGCGGTACATTGCAGAGGATAGCGCCCCATGCGCGTGTGGCGGGACGATGAACAAGATTATCGGGATGCCGAGAATCGCTCTGGACGGCACTGATCCTGGGTTTCCCGGAGCCTATGACCGTTGGGCTTCGATACGAGAGGCCAATGCCCGTGAAAAGAACGCCCGGAAAGAATCAAGGGGTGAATAGTTGACAGGTTAGTAAGTATCCGTTATAAAGCATTCAAATCGTAGCTTCTACTTAGGGAGTGGCACAAATGGCTGAAATCCAAGACGTCGAACAGGACGTCGGTGAACTTGAAACTGTGGCTGCGGAAATCGAGGCCCAGAGCGCGGAAAGTAACGAAGTAAAGCCGGAAAGCATAGTCTCTCAGGAATTCCCGGAGCGGTATCGCGGGAAAACTGTAAAGGAGATTATCGAACTCGCGGAAAAGGACAAGTCGAATCTTGGCCGGTACGCGAATGAAGCTGGCGAACTTCGGAGACTTGCCGATGAGCTAATCAAGGCACAAATTAAGCCAAAGGAACAAGAAGAGCAGCCCAAAGAGGTAGATTTCTTCGAGAACCCGCAAGAAGCAATTCGTAGGCAGATCGAGTCGAATCCGCGTGTGCTACAGGCCGAGCAGTATGCTCTAGCCGCACAACGGGCGCAGGCACAGCAGAAGTTGGCGCAGTTGCATCCCGATTTCGGGCAAGTCGTCCAGGACGCAGAGTTTGCGAAGTGGGTCGGCGAATCCAAGGTACGGGTCAAACTGTTCAAGGAAGCTGAAGGCTACGATGTCGATGCAGCAGACGAGTTGTTAAGTACCTTCAAGCAGTTGCGACAGATTAAGGCTGCAAAGCCGGATGTTTCTGTGCCGGATGAGGAAAAAGCCTCCCGCGCCAAAACGCTACAGTCTGCCGCAGTTGATACCGGAGGTTCTGGCGAGAGTTCAAAGAAGGTTTACCGAAGGTCTGATCTGATTAGATTGAAACTTCGTGACCCTTCCAAGTTCGACGCGATGCAGAATGAGATTGACGCAGCGTATCGAGAGGGGCGAGTAAAGTAACACTCGCTTCGGTGGGGTCTAACCTGACATTTTAGGAGACTTTCATGGCTTACCCCACTGGTATTACCACCGTATCGACCGCCGGCTACTTCGTACCGGAACAATGGTCCGACGAAGTTGTTGCCGCATACAAGGCGAAACTGGTCGTCGCCAACCTCACCCGCCGCATGAACTTCAAGGGCAAGAAGGGTGACACCATCCACATGCCCGTTCCGGCCCGTGGCTCTGCATCGGCTAAGGCTGCTGCTACCCTCGTTACCGTTGTTGCCGACAGCAACTCGGAAATTCAGGTTCTCATCAACAAGCACTACGAATACTCGCGCTTCTACGAGGATAT